TGCCTCGCAGATTTTTGACAGTAACGAGTTCAAGGATATGCTTGTTAAGTGGAAGTCACAAAACTTCACATATATAAGAAGACAAACAAAGACAGTTTCCCACTCTGGGAAGGTCTCTTGGTCTGGTGACCTCAGTTGCTTAGTGAGTCAGGCAAATGAGTGCTACACACTAAATGAGATTCATGGCAGAAGATTCTTGGAATGTAAGTCCATTGTGGACGAAGCAGTCTTCACACAGTCATTGAGAGCAATGTCAAGAACTCTAGGCATGGAGTTTCAATCTTTTTTTAAGAGGAGGGTGATGCGTGTTGGTGATTATTTCCTTTCGGATAACAACAAGACCATTCACAGGTGTCAGGCAAATGGTGTTCATGGTGCTGTTCTCAATGTCAAGTTCCTGCCGAACTTTAAGTACAGAAGGATTGTTGATTTAAACAACTTCAGAATTGTGAAGAATTATGATGAGAAAGCCAGAGTTCTCACAGTGCATCTAGACTCAAAGGAAGGTAGAACAGCAACAGTGGTCCATAGCACATGCAATTATGTGTCTCTAGAATTACCACCAGATACCACAGTTGATTCTGACATCTTTTATCAAGGGGTGAGACTCAACCGCCTACTTGAAAATAAGAATTGGTTCTTCAATAGACGTTTGCCAGAATTGCCTGAGCGCGAATTGACAAAATTCTTCAGGGAGGATATTCACTTTGACATTGTTCTTCAGCTATCAAAGATGGACCAAGTGCATGTCAAGGATTATGTTGAAATTCGTGAGGAGGTCCAAGAAAGCTCTTTTGGTGTAGTCCATTATGGAATTGAGACAGATGATAGCACATCAGATGACAGAGATTTCTCGCAGATGTTCAGAGAGGCCATGGAAAAAGAGGCAAAGGAGGCCACCATGCAAGTTTTCCATAGCGCACACATTGACTGGGCTGAGGAGGTTCAAAACCAAATGGAAGAAGAAGATGAGACTTTCTTTGCAGGGCTGATGGAGGAGGACACAATATTGGCCATAAGATCATTTGGCTACAAGAGGCCCAAGGCACAAAAATCCGCTCACACCATTAGCAGTCTGCAACAAGGTGCTGAATTAAGACTGAGAATACTAGACTCATTTTTCAGGATGTACAGTGTTAAGTCAGAGCCTTCTAGAATGTTGCCATGTTACTACTCTTGGCTGCATGAACAACTAGGCAACGGGCAGACCATGGACAACTTAATTGAACAATTAAAAGAACACATTATCACTGCACTCTGGGAAACAACAGGAACCAAAAAGAAATCAATAAAGGAGTCATTAGAAAGAACACATGATAGGATCATGAAAAGTCCTCTGAAGGCCTTTTACAACTTAATCAATGTAGAAACCGACATGTTGACGCAAGATGAAGTCCTCGATGACTT